CAAGGAAACTGCTTGCCGCAGTTCCAGTTGCCGCAATATCAACAGATCCTTCATCGGCACCCGGTTGAATAAAAGATGGAATATTTTCCGTCTTTTTATCTCCCTTGCGTTTTATTTCAAACCCAAATAGTTCAGCCATAGTTTATCCTCTAATTATTGGGGAGAGAAATTCTCCCCTTAAATTATCGTTATCAATTAAGCGTTAGTTCCGCCATCACCAGTAGAGCCGCCAGAGACGTTCCACC